TTTAAATTTACGTTTTGGAACTTGGTAAATTTCTCCTTGTTCAGTTACATATAATATTTCTACATCTAAATCTTTTTGTTGTTGTGTAGGTGAGCGATTGATTCTTGTGCCAGGTCTACAGCGATGCGATTGTTGCTGTCTAAGTGATACAGTTTTAACATCATATTTCTTATACTCCTTAGTTTTAATATTATAGGTAATAATGTCAATAGGACCTAACCCATCAAGGGGTGTAAATACAATAATATTATCTTGTTTTGCCAGATAAGACTGTGCAAGAAGCTGAGATATAATACCTTTCCTGTGTTTTACATTCATGTACTCATAGTTGTATAACTATATTTAGTACAATGTAAATCTTAGCCTACTAGATGTGGATGTTTAATCAAAATACTGCAATACTGCAGTGATGATACCTGCAAGGAAGATAAGAATCCATACTGCACCCTTACCTTTATTTAAATCTTCTTTGATTTTCTTTTGCTCGTCTTTGAGTTCCTTGATCTCCCTGCAAATAAATTCTAGTTTCACTTCTATTGCAGATTGATCCATAATTATTCAGGCTTAGTTGGGAAAGTAACAGCATTAGCTTGTTCTAATGTAGTAACACCTTCAGTTATATCTCTTAGCTCTTGTCTGTATGTTGTCATTTCAGTAGACAGTGTATTGTCAGATAACGCAAGGTAATCTGTATCAGCTAATAATCTGTTTCTTTGTTGTCTAATGTCTTGCATTTTTCTATCAAATGCACCATCATTCCATGCAGTTTCTTGTGCAGCTATCGCAGCAATCTCATCTGCTGTTAGCTCTACTTGTTGTCCATTTACTATTTTGTGTGCCATAATTTCTCCATGTTATATTAGTTTAATCCAAACATCAATATCTTACCATTATCCATATTACCACTAGACATTTTAAATCTAAATCTTGTTATTGGAGTTGTTGTATTAAAATATCCACCAACATAAACTTGCGATGAATAATTACTTTGCTCATAACAATTTGTACTTGCAACAAAATGTTTTACAAAAGTTGAACTTGATGGTTCAAATATATTAAGCATCCCAACAATACATTGATCGTTATCTGTTCCAGTTCTATCTGCAATCGTTATAAAATCTGTGCTTTGAGCTAAATCATAACTTGTATTATATGTAAGAGCTGTAGAAGATCCTCCTTCATTATGATAGGCAGTAAAATATGACGTTGTTACAGTTTGGTTATAATTTGTATTAGTACCTGTATCTGCTTGAAACGTTAAAAAGGTTTGGTCAGTTGCTGGATGAATATTAATAAATTTAAAAATATAGCTATCGTATGTACTATTTATTCCTGATGTAAAACTAATAGATGCACTGCTACTAGCTGTTTGTGTACTAAGCAATGTTAATGCACCAGTAGGTAAAGTTGCAGGTAACGATGAGATGCTAGATAAAGATTGATTAGATATTTTTGTCAAAGCCATAGGATTAAACTCCTATCAATGCTTTAACTTCTTCTTCGGTTAAACCCAAGTCTAATAGTTTTTGTTTACCAGATGCTTTTTTAGTTTCTTTATTTGCTTCTTCAGTTTGTAAATTTGTTTCTTCAGTATTTGCAGCAGTTTCATACGATGTTAATTGTTCATCACTAGGTTTATCTAATCCAATTACATTCCATGTTTTAATATAATCACCATCTCCATTATTTTCTAAAACAATATTATCATCATCCCAAGTCTTTGAGTTTGCTTCTAAATATAATTTAATTTTTGTATATAATGTTGCCATAATTTTATCCTAATTTATATCCCATAAAAAAAGTTGATCTGTTACTATCACCATCAATATCTCTTGATGAACCACCATCTTGAAATTTATATACTTCAATAGTATCACTTGCTGATAAATCTAAAATTGCAGACATTGAGAATGTTCTTCTATTTGATCCATGTGTTGTATTTCTATGTTCAACAAATTGTGATCCATTTTTATAGAAAAATATTTTAACTGTTTCACCAGATGTACAATCACTTAATAATTTAGTATAAAAAAAATATTTACCTGCAGAAGGTGCAGTATATGTGCTAGAAGCAAAATCACTTCCTGTATCAAAATCTTCACTAGTAAAAGTTACTTTAGTATTAGTATTATTTGAAATACTTTGATCAGAAGTTTTGGCTGCTAAAAAGAAATCACTTGCTCCACCTTTAATTAATGAAAAATCTATTCTTTTTAATGTACCAGCATCACTAATTAAAAACTCATCTGTATCTGCTGGAGCAGAAGTTAATGCTGTATGTCCTGTAATAACATCAGCACTTAACGAACCAGCATCTACTGTACCATCTGCTGGAGTTGTAATGAGTCCTGTACCATAATGAAAGATAAAATCATTTGTAGAAGTTGATGCAACTGCAGTGCCAAAATCAATCGTAGAACCTGATACTGTAAAGTTACCAGCTTGTACAACTCCATCAATACTGACTTGTAGTGAATTGGCACTAGATGGTGTAAATGCAACAGAACCTTTTGTTAATGAATAAGAACTAGAACCATCAAATGTAATTACATCTAGCTTTTCTATGTTGCTTAATTTATCTATGCCTCTTCCTATATATGCCATAATTTATTACTCCAATATTCTGTATGCTCCAAAAACATTATTTTTTCCAGACTCTACTAATTCTATAATACCACCACCTTGAGCATCATGTTCAAAAAAAGCAAAGGCTTCAACATAATCAGATGAACCATTTAAAGTTATAATTTTTTGTATTGAGTGCATTCTTCTTTGTGGATTTCCTTGTTGAGATTGTGATCCTTCTTGTTGATAGTAAACAAGAGAACCATTTTTATATAAAGCTAATCTAGCTCTCTCATATTCTCCACTACCACCAGCATTAAAAATACAATTTACGTAAAAAAAATATTTACCAGATGTTGTAGGCGTAAATCTATAATTAGTTGAATGGTCATAATTACCATCAGTATCAAAATTTTCAGTATCAAATTGTATTTTAGTATAATCATTTTCAGTAAGAGTTTTTGATGCACTTATTGTTGCTTCAAAAGCTGGAGTATTAACTACAGCACCACTTGCTAATTTAGCAGATGTAACTGCACCATCCTCAATATCAGAGGTCTGCAATGCTTTATCTGCAGGTCTTGAACCTATATAAGCCATTTAATTTCCTATGTTATTTCCATGACTGACAGTGTGCCTGATACTTTATCAGCAACTGAACAATCAATTTGAATTTTGTCTCCAGCTTCTAAAATTACTTTAGAACCAGATAAAATCTCTAATGAACTTCCTACAGGTATCTGAACATCCTTAACTAAGAATGAAGTACCATTGGAAACATTGTTTGCTCCACCTCTGTTTGCTGTTGTACTGACTAATTCCACTTCTGCTGTTACAGAAGCTGTATGAATATTAGAAAGTATCAAACCTAAAACAACAGTCGTTGTACTTCCTGCTGCTGTGTACATCACATAAGGTGTTCCTGCAGAATTAGGCTCTGCTGCGAAGTTGATTGCTTTAAATGTGTTTGCCATTTTATCTCCTTGTCTCCTTCTATCTTTATCCTAATGCTATTGCAAGAGCTGTTGGATCATCAGTCACAGCTATTGTTACTGTATCTGTTGAACCACCAGTGGTCGTAATACCTGATCCTGCAGCAATTGTTAATGTGTTTCCATCTGAAATAGTTTGATTAGAACCACTTGAACCTGCTAGAGTAAAGCTCGTCATACCTGCATCAATTTCTACCCACGCACTTCCTGTATAAACACGAAGTCTATTTGTAGATGTATTAAAATATAAATCACCTGCGGTTAGTGCATCTCCATCATTATCTACTGATGGATCAGAACTTTTTGCTCCAAGATAAGTATCATCAAAAGCATCTGCACTTGCTGCCGCTGCCGCTGCAGAAGATGCTGCCGCTGTAGCAGAGTTAGATGCGTTGGTTGCTTGAGTGGATGCTGTAGAAGCAGAGGTAGATGCGTTACTTGCCTGAGTAGAAGCAGTGGATGCTGAACTTGCGGATGCTGTAGCAGATGATGCTGCAGCAGTTGCAGAACTAGCAGCAGCTGTAGCAGACGTTGTTGCAGAAGCTGCATCTACTAACAAATCCCATTTTGCTGAATCTGTGTTCGTGGTTAAAGGTTGTGAACCTGAAGAAGTGTGAGCAGTGTTTGCAATAAAAATATTATTCGTTGAAGTGTCTTTAACAATATCTCTTACGTTATACGATGTTGATGCAGACCAGTTACCTTTAAAAGTTCCAAGTTCTTGTGTGACTGAAATTTCACCAGAAGAATCAAAAGCTAAAATTTTATTTGCTCTATCAGTTGCACCAATAGCAAACTCTGTAGAAGTCATCGTATTTGTTCTTGATAACTTGATAGAACGATCAACCTCTTCTTGAACTTGTTGTAAGGTCATCATTGCACGATCCAAACCCTCTTCGTGTGATTCCGCAGGGAATGGATCATTGGCGATATAGTCAATCGCCTGTGTTTGCGGAACTGCTCTTCTCAACACAACTGTCTCACCTGAAGCAGGTATATTTCCTGATGTGAAAGTTACACTTCCACCATTTGCATTTCCTGCACCAGCCACTGTGTAATGTGTAGTGATTGTTTTAACAGTTTCAGTTCCTGTTGATGA